ATGACGTGATCGGCCATGTTACCGCCCATTGCGCGGTTCAATTCGCGGATGCCGCGCCATGTGCCTTGACGCATCATGAATGCGGTTGCACCGAGCTTGATCATGTCGCGAAGTTCGTCGAGCATCGAGAAGGAAACCGGTGCGCCATCATCGCCAGCAAACATTGTCTGTGTGGATGGTGTGAGCTTCTTCAAGCCGTCAAACGTTTTCGCATCGGAAGACGCGTCACCGTTTACAACAGCATTGCGGAATTGACGGCCAATGCCTTTTGCTTTTTGTGCAAGCTGAATAGCAACTTGGTCGTTCAGGTTGGATTGAACTTCAATTGAGAAGTTATCAATGTCGACCTGACCAGCAATGCGCTTGAGCGTCACTGTTACGGAATCGAACTCGGAAGCGCTTTCTTCCAGGTCTTCATGCGCGGAGAACCACTGGCCGCCAGCGGCAGTTTTTTCACGAACGTATGAATATGTCAGGTCAAGTGCTTGTGCAAATGGCACAAGGGAGAAGAATTCATCACGGTCGATGATTTCCTCGATGATACCACGCTGGCGGTCCTCAACGGACAACTTTGCGGCTTCGACTTCCAATAGTGGCATTTTTCTCTCCTCGAGATGCATCAGAAATAAATCAGTTGTGACTTATTTACCACACTCAACGAGGGAAGCTCAAGCAAAAAATAAGCAGCAGCTTACTAAAAGCGGATATCTGTGTCAGAGATACCCGCTTATTTGTCTTTTTTGACCTGATTTTAGATCAAATTAATCGCCGTTTAACGAGGCCGCGATGCGCGAGGCTCCACGTAAAACTTCTGGCTTGGGCGCATTTGCAAACGTGACCGGACTTGACGTGCCAGGATTACCGCTTCCCGCCACAACATCAGCCTTCAACATCGTTGACTTGTCTGGGTCATTTTCAATGATCCGCGTGATTGCTGTATTGAAATCAAGCGGATTGCCATTTGCATCAACTAGAATTGTGCGACCAGATGTGCCGGCTGGTTCATTATATGCAACGGTTTTTCCGTCCACGACTTCAAAATGATCACCGTAAAGCTTGCGCGCCTTTGATACCGAAAGAATGGTTTTGTCTTTCAAGAACTGCGACGTGCCGAAATCATTACCCAAAGTAAGGCGATCAATGATTTTGTCTTTTGCCGAGTTATCAGCGATAAGCTTATCGGTTTCCGTCTTTGATGCTTCGATGAAACGTTTGTGTTCATCGCCCATCATCGCCTTGACGCGTTCAAACTCACCGCGAGATTCCGCTGCGGCCTGAACAGCTTGTGTCTCTTGCTGCAACAGAGTTTTAACCTTCTCAGGGTCAACACCGCCGTAAGCATTGATAAGATCCGTGGCCTCTTTCAGCTTGGCTTTCTTATCCATAACTTCGCGTAAAAGCGTGCCGGCTGTATCTTCGGCTGCCGATGGTGCTGGTGCCGGTGTTGGTGCAGGTGTTGGTGCTGCGGGCGCTGGCGCTGGTGTTGGCGCTGGTGTTGGTTCTGCGGGTGTAGGCGGCGCTGCTGGCGCAGGTGTGCCCTCGCTTGACGCCTCAAAGGCCATAGTCGCAAAGCCAAACGGCTTATTCATACCGAATTTTAACATCGTATCTCCTTGTCCAGTATCTCGGACTGTCTGTGGTGCGCTCAATGCGCGAAATGGCCTGTATCTCGACCGTGGAACTTTTGCAGACCGTCGTGCTGTTTCTCGCTTACGGTCTTTGCGTTATGGTGTTTTAGTTGTGACTGACCCTTGACGACTTGGCGCCGCCACGGGGCTATCACTCCCGAAACTTGTTGGTGGTGAAAGTAAATCCGCGCCCGCAAGCCATGTATCAATCGAGGTGTCGATAACTTTACGATCCTCGATTGAGATTTGAGGGAACAACTTGTCCAGTGTGCCGCGGATGTGTTCGCGGCGCATTTCAACCGGAGCGTCGATTTTGGCCAGCGCTTCCGCTGTGACCAGATCATCAATCAAACGCATCACGTCGAATGTTGAGGGATAAGAGACCAGTGACTGTTCCAGCGGCTCTTTGTTGTGCCAAGCCATAACCGTGTTACACATCCAGTCTTCGAGCGCGTTACACGACTGTGCCTTGGACAAAAGCAAAGAGTTTACACGCTCAAAGTCATACGCCTTTGCGACGCCCGACGAATTATCGATGCCAACAGCGTTGTCTTCTTTGGTGCGCTCACCAGCCAGACCGACAGTGTGGTAAATCTCGTTGATGATCTTGCCGATGACGGACAAAATAACCGATGCTTGCTTTGGATCAGGGCTCAAGAAAGTTGGAACAGCCGAAGAGCCAGCGCCGCCATCATAGACGAATATGCGCTTGGTGCCCATTTCCATTACTTTTTTATACATGTCGTCGCCCTGTTGGACGGACTGTGCAGGAATGGCTAACTGACTGAATGTCTGATCTTGGATAATGGCATCAAGCGAGCTGAGATAGTTTGAAACGGCGCGGTCAAGATACGCCACGTCATCAATCAGACCCGGCACATGATAGGTGTCGTCTCCAATGGTGTGATCGTGCAAATACACAGGCACAAAACCGAGACCGTGAACGCCGCATGAGTGAACATCAACATTCTTGATCGCGTCGGCATTATTGCCCTGCCCTGTTTCTTGGTAAACGGTCCAATCATTGCGCGTCCAAAGACGAACACGTGTAACGGTCTCTCCTGTCGAATACATAGGATCGGCGTCATCGCGCACATTCTCGCGCAATTTAATCCACAGCAAACATCCGTCACCATCTTCGTCGAAGGCGTAATCCAATGTGTCTTTTGCGGAAACAACGTAACTAAACACGCGGCCACCGGCAGCCAATGCTTCGGCCTGCGTTGCTGCACGTGTTGTGCCGTCTTCCAGAGTAACGGTCGTGACAAAGTTGTTATCAACAACAACAGCCGATCGACCATTGATTGAATTGCTCACAGATGACTTGCGCATCAGATAATCGACACCGAGACCTTTCAAGGTCGACGATTTCCAGAACGCTTTGATCTCGTCAGGTGCATCAACCTTGTTGCGCACAACGCCAGCTTTGAAGAGATACTTGTGAACAAGCTCCACAACTTCGCGGGTGTGATTGAAGCGATAAGCACGCCCCACACGATCTTGAAACTCTTTCTCGCCCTCTTTGTGATAGCGAAAAATGTTGTTCGAAAACCATGAACGTCCGCCGCGATAACATTCCTCAAGAAATGTCCAATGTGGATACAGCTCAGCATAAACCGGATGCCTACGATCGTAGAACGCCCGAAATTGGTTCTGCTTGGCGGTTTCAGCCGCTTTACTAGGATCAACTTTATACATATTCGCTCCAGATATCTCCACGCATTGTAAGTAAGTGCTGACATAAACACAAGATCAAACAGATATTCCCAATATATTCATTTTCCGCATTGGGTGGCGATAGTCAGCGTAATAGCCAAAAGCATCCATTTCATGCTCTTTGCCCTGACTTTTATCGACCTCGCTTGAGCCTTCTTTGTAGATGGTCTGCTCGGCGCTATCGACAAATCGGCGGCAATCTTGGTTGATCCGCAAACGCACCGTGCCCTCCGCTGTCGTAAATAACCGGTTCACTGCGTTTACACGGTCTGCGATTGCCGGATGTTTGGCTTTAAAATAGATGTTCTTAAAGCCAGCTTCGCGCAAGATATCCAAAGATGTCTCACCCCTGCCCTGGTTGCGGTTATTTCCTGCTGGATCGGGGAACAAGGAAATCTGGTTCATGTAGCGATAATATCTCCGTGATAGCTCGTCTGCCATTTCTTGCGTGTTTGATCCGTATAGAACGCATTCATCAACGACCCATATTTCGCCATTTGCTTGTTCTTGACAGACAACAGCCGACATTGGGTCAATGTTAAAATCCATTCCGATGTAGATCGGTAATTTTGGATTGAACACATACTCTCCGATGTGAACTTTGCGGTCGAAAGCATAATATACGCGCCCCGACATAACCTCAAAGCTCGCCTCGAACTCTTGCCTAAACGACTTTGGATCCATATCGTGCCGACGCGCAACGATCTCGCGTGCAGGAATAAACGGCGACGTAATCGTCGGAAACTGCCAGCTCTCCCAGTCATTCTTAACCATGCGGCCGCGCACGTCTTTGACCATCTTACCAGCTTGGCCCTTCATGTATCGATGATACAGCCAGTTGTAGGACTTGGGCGTGCCAATAAACAAAGCACGGCCGTTTGTCGTCGCAAGTGTTGGGCCCAGAACCTTCTCCCAGGTGTCTTCTTTGATATCTTGCGCCTCGTCGATGACAACAAAGTGCAAACCAACACCACGCAAACTATCCGGCTTGTCGGCGCCTTTGAGGTGAATTTTAGAGCCGTTTACAAGATACATGATCATTCTGTTCTCGTAGATTTTTCTGATCCACTTTTCCGGAACAGAGGCTTTTAAATCATCCCACATAATATCGCGCGCCATTTGATATGTCGGCGCCACATACCAAACTAATTGATCGCGCTTGGCTGCCGCCTTGATCACAAGAGATATCTTCGAGACTTGCGTTTTACCCCAACGGCGTCCTGCAACAACAACGCGAAAACGTGCCGATGACTGCATCACAAGTTTCTGGTATTTGTGCAGCTTCAAGGACTTCGTGATCCGGCGTGCTTGATTTCTGGCTACTGTCGATGACATCAGTCTAACGCTCCAAGCTCTGCTTCTTCGCGCAACATTTCCTCGACAGTGACTTCCTCACCAAAGACACCGGTCTCTTTGTGATGATTTAGAATTTCTTCATCTGTCAAATCTTCCACAATCAGCATCGGCAAATCTGTCTCGTCAACGTGGTCATCTGCATTCAACAGCGCCAGGCGTGCCGTGGTGTTGTCGATCAAAATGCGATTGTAACGCGCAACGGCGCGAAGCTCGTCATCCACGGTATCAATCTTGCCGCCGGACTTGATTACGTCAGCCACGATTTTACGCGCCAAAAGCGATGACTGCCGCAGGCTGTTGTAACCCTCGATGCGTGTCTCTTCGATCCAGACTTCACGGCGATCCATGTAGCGATTGTCCACAACAGCCGGTTGAGGCTTCTTGGCACCGCGCGTAATGCTGTTTGACTTAAAGCGTGAAGACAGTGCTTGCCGAGATATGCCGAACTTATCCGCAATATCTACAAGATTTAGATCATCAACTTCGTAAAGTCGGCACGCCTCTTCCCACTCAGCATCGTTGAGTTTCCATGAGGTTTTCTTTTCTGATTCCGGAAGATCTGCCATTGTAATCGATCGGCGACTTTTACGTCCGTCTCTCTACTCTTACTTACTTAATAATTAAGAAAGAAAGAAAGAAAGGTAGAGAGACGGACGGAAGTTCAAGACTGTTTAGGTCTAAACCAATCATATCCTTTCTGTGTTGGGATCATCAAAGTAAACACTCCGGCTTTCTTGGTTGTCAGCATTTCACCTTTGATTAAAAATCGAAGCGTGCAGCGCACCGCGCCGTATGACGATCCGTATGAAATCTGCTCATAGATATCCTTCATGCTCAGATACTCACCGGTGTCGTCTCCAGCCTTTGCTAAAATCAGCCCCATAATTTCGCGCTGATTTTTGCTGCGATAAGGATTTTTACTCATGACAGCACCAGCTTCTCGCTCGGACCTTGACGGTCAAACGCTGAAAGAGGCAAAACATCCGGCAAGCTGCCCAACTTGTCAGGACACTTCCAAACACCGTAGAGTGGCGACCCAAGCCCAATAGCTTGAATGCCTTTCACGCAGGCACCCAAATCCATTGCTTGAACCCGACGCTCGGCGTTCTCACGTCGACGTGCCGATGTATGCTCCAACGCAGTGATCTTTTTGTAATAC